TCCAATCGGTGCGGTTGCTCGTTGAATACCACGAGGAGCCAATTCAGACAAAGCCTGACCAGCCAATGCAGGCATCATTTGGCGACCACCAGCGGCCTCAAGTTGAGAGGCTAGATTCATGCGTTGTCCGTAATTTGTATTTACGTTGTTTCGCATGATTGACTGAAGTTTGCGAAGTGCGGTATCAGCAGAGGATCGCTGACCAAGAGACAATGCCTTTTCAATCTCTTTAATCTGGTCACTTGCGTCCGAATACGCTTTCATAGTTTTTGCGTAAGTTGGAGCTTGTTTGTTGATCTCTTGCTTTAGAGAATTGTAAACATCACCAACAACCAGACGAGCAGTTTTTTGCTCAAATGGAATGCTCTCAAGAATGTCGCCTACTTGTTGCTTTAGAGCATCAAGACCTTCTGGGGTGTGGAATTCAGCAGGATCAAGATTCTTCCAGTCATTTATTTTTGCCTGAACCTCTGCTAGCTTACTGGCAGCAGATTCGTTTTTGACCTGACCCTTGAAGGAAACTTTGTCAAAAGCATTTCCAAGAGATTTATCAATCCCATCAAAACCAAGGATGGTCTTGTCTGTTTTGATTGCTGTCATGTTGTTACGGTATTCGGCTTGTTTAGCCAAATTCATGTTCGCAAGATTTTGTTTTGCAGAATCAAGAACATCCGTAATCTGTGCAGTTCCACGAAGATTCTCGGTGAACATACGACCACGCTCACCACCTTCAGCGCCAGCACGAAACGCTTGGCGAATAGGCTCAGTACCAGTTCCAGTTGTCATTCCAAGAACAGGAGCAGCAACATTCCCAACAGCTTTAGCGCCTTGAGTTACAGCCTGAGTAGCAATAGAAACTGGATCAACTGCCCTTGCAACAGTACGCAAAGGAGCAGCAATAGCTCTAGGAGCCACAGTAGAACCGCCAGTAAGTACGGTACTTAGGTCTGCCATGACAGAGACAGGATCAGTTGCCACGGCCTTTTTAAAGCCTTCTTCAGTCCCATAACGCTGTTTGTAGAACTGTCCGACTTGATTGGCAACCTCACGCGAGGCTTTATCTTCACCAATCAATTGAACAAGTTTTTCTGGCAACAGATTTTGATAGCCACCAGCAAGAATATCCAGAACGGATTTTGTTGTCTGAACAGGGTTTGTCACCGCTGTGTAAATGTCTTGGGCCATCCGACCAGCAGAGGCTGGAACATTTGACACAGCACTCTGAAGAACATCAGCAACACCCATCTCAGAAAAAGATGTGCGAGAAATGTCAGCAACTGATTTCCCAGCAAAATCCTTTTTTGTTCTTTCGATTGCTTGTTCTCTGGTTACAGAGTTTGGAACATTCTCATAAACATGGCTAGTGCCATCAGCAAAAGTGACAGTAATATCAGCCATATTTACCACCCACTCCTAGATTTGCCGGGTTTTTGTGGAGCCTTAACAGACTGTTCAATCTTGTCTGCGGCAGTTCCAAGACCAAACAAACGATCCAGATTCTTGAGCGCGTCCATGTTGGCCTCATAGCTCAAATCTGGGTTTGTTGCCGCATTCAGATAAAGTTGCATTTCAGCATTGGAGTTCATCTGTTGTGCGCTCATGCCAGTGGCATTCTTGATAAGGTTTAGCAACAGAGGGCGAGTTTGTTCAATAGATTGACGCTGTTCTTGCGTCTTTGTACCAACTGCTCCACCAACAGCACGACCAAAACCAGAAGATGAAAGTCGAGCGCCAATGTTTTCCATGCCACCCGCTTGAGTGCTAACAATCCCGCCTTCCTGAAGAAGGGTATCGTATTTGCCTTTAAGTTGCTCAACAGTTGCTGTAAGTTGGTCTTTAGCTTCAGACTTGGTGTTTGCTTTTTCCAAGTTTTTGGCTTTTTCTTGCTCTAGCTTGGCTTCAGCCATCATTCGTTTGATTTCTTGATTGCCTTGAGCAATAGCATTTGTTAGGTTGCGTTGCTCTGCAAGACTTTGTTGTGTTGTCTCAAACTGTTGCACTCGTTGAGTCATTTCAGACAATTGACGAACACGCTCATCAACTTTTGATGGCGTAATCAATCCAAGAGAAAAACTCTTTTCATACTGCTTTGCCAATGAACGGACATTAGCAGGGACTGTTTTATCAGTGCTAAACATTGCGAATGGGTTGTCTAGTCCTTGCGGAGCATTCATGCCCAAACCAGCAATTTGTGTTCTTGCATTAGTAAAAGGATTGACTTCAAAAACTTGCTCGTTTTCGTTGAATTTGACTATTTCTGGACGCATTGCCTTTTGAGCATTTACCAGATCAGCCAAAGTAGTCCTACCTTCACGGCTTGCCATCAAAGCAGGCGCGATGCTAGCAAGATCAAGCATAGCTGGTTGAGCAGCCACAGCAGGAGTTTCGCCAATGTATCGGCCTTCTTCTTCAACCATTTGAGCAGGAGCACCAGCCACCGCAGGACGGAAAGAGCCAGCCACAGCGCGATCAATCATTGCCTGACGAGCAGTTGCTTCTTCTTCCAGCTTTCGTTTGCGTAGCAAGTCTTTGAGTTGGAAGCCCTGCAATTGGTCTTGCAGTTGGTTTTGCATGGCAGCAGAGTACAACTTCTGGCCTTGTTGCAAGCCTTCAGCAATAGATTGACCAGTGTTGCCACCTTGGAACAATCGAGCCGCCAAACCATATAGGGCTTGTGCTTGTGCGTCATCACGGTTACGCTGAATCTCTGCTGGACTCATGCCTAACAAACTAAGCGTTTCAGTGCCGCCAGTGCCGAAAATGTCGAGTAAGCCAGCCATGTTTAATCCCCCATACCCATAGTACCGCTAAACCAGCGTGTGATAGGGTCATTAGAAACAGTTGGTGCGCCAAAGCCACTCAACCAGTTTGAGCCACTGTTCCACAGGTTGCTAATGCCAGTAGAGCCGCCAAGATTCTTATACAAGCCACCCAATGTTGCGGCAGTACCCAAGACATTCTGCAAGGTAGATGTGTCGGCAGTACCAGACTGAGTTGTTGTTCTCAGGTTAGCCATTGGGTTGCCGTACACGCTGGACAAGAAAGCCGACAAGTTCTGTTGTGGCAATTGCTGACCATAGTTGAAACGAGCAATATCGGATTGCAGTTGCTGACCAGTGTAGCCTTCACGGGCTTGACCAGCCGCCAACAGATTCTGAATGTCTTGGTAGTCAGCTTGAGCCATTGCCGGAGCAGCCATCGTAGCGGCTTGCTGACGGGCGCGTTCATCAGCGTAGTTCTGATAAGCCAGTTGACCAGCAGTGTTTGTCAGTTGCTGTGCAAATTGACCAGAAGCACGATCTTGCAAAGAACCCATTGCGCCAGAGCCGTAACGACCAGCCTTAGATGCGGCAGAACTAATGTCGCCGATTGCTTGGTTAAATTGGGCTGTAGCGGCTTGAGCAGCGGGGGTGAAAGCACCTTGGAAGAATGGGTTACCACTCAGGTAGTTACCGCCAATAGTGCTTTGCAGTTGTTGCTGTGCTTGACCAACCAGTGGGCTACCTTGCAATGCTCGTGTCTCCAATGCTTGCAAACCAGTTTGAGTGGTTTGAGATGGAGAAACATAAGTCTGACCGGGGTAGTATTGTGGGCCACCAGATTGATAAATCCGTTGCGCCTCGCTCAACCCATAGCTTAAGTACGGTTGAATTGTTGGGTCAATTGCAGATGTGGTTGTAGTCGCCATGTTTCACTCCTAAAAGTTCGGATTCCATAGCGGTTGATCCACGGAATCCATTATATACACTTTAGCCAACAATGACATACGCATATGTCTTGTTTGCTGTTGAATTTGCAAAATGCGTTAAGGTCGCTGAACCCTTAGATTGGGCGCTTGCGTACACAGAATAGTCACCAGCGGCATTTGTGCCGTTTGATGACGCAAAGCTGACAGTCACAATCGCAGAGGGCGTTGCTGGCCTTGTTGGGCTAGTTGCTGTCGGCAGTTGCTCAATTGAAACTGTTGTGCTGGTAGTACACCACATGATCTCAACATAGTCGTTTGCGCTCAACTCAACCCAAAAGTTCATTGCCGCAATCAAGTGACCAGAAACACCGCCATGACTGTTTGGCACAGAAAAACGGCTGTTTGAGTTGGCGATATTTGTCCCATTCTTGCGGAACCAAATATCTATATCCTGAATTTGCGTATCAGTATTAACAAACTGCAAACTAAATTGCACATTATAGATGCCGTAACTCTTGACTGTTATGCGGCTATCACTGGCAATGCTGATTCCATGAGAAAAATCAGTAGTATTGAATTTGATTGGGTAAGCAGTGGTTGTAGATGCCGCAGTCTGGTCGGTGGAGTCCTGAAAAGCACCATAAGGCGTTGAATCAGTAAAAGCCGCAGCAGAGAACGGAATCAGGATGATCTTGCTGTCAGGGCTGATTCGCTCGTCATAAAGCGTTGTGGTTGTGGCATTACCCGTAGCAAGGGTAATTGTCCCGGTGTTGTTCGTCTTGCCGTTCATGATGCCATTGACGACCTCGGAAATAGCCCGAGGGTCTTGACCAAATGGAGCAAGTGATCGGAACATCGTTGGCATTAACGACCACCCTGACCAGACAAGTCAACGTCCATACCAACAGCCGTTGTCCAATTTACACCAGTAGGCGTTACTTTAAACCGATGGTAGTTGCCGTTTGACCGCAAAGACACACGGTTTTCAGAGTCAGCCGCCACAGCAGTACCAAAGGATAATTCTTGGCTTAGAAGCGTCCTAGAAGCCACGGAAACAGTCGCAGAGCCGTTATCTACTTGTGGCCTAGCCAATGTCACCACCGAGCGACCACCAGCGTTTAAATCGCCTGTAATCAATTGGCCTGTAGCGTTCTGACCGTTGTAGGTCACAACATAAGCGCCATTCGTGCCACCAAGGAAATACTTTCCACCCATGTAAAGAATGGAGTCAAGGCTCACCGCCAAAGCGTCAATGCTAGCGGAAATCGAGTCCAGTTCTTCAAGTGTAGATGCCGCTGTAGAAGCGTCTGAGATGTAATCAGCGCCAGCATCTCCATAAGTCCATTTCTGGGTCTTAAAGTTGTAAATGATGAGTTGACGCTGTGCAAAGATTGTTTTGAAGTTCCAGATAATCAACTTGCGAACAGGATCAACAGCCGCGCTCATGGTGTTAAAGCCTGATTCATCAGCGTTCAGGAAGAACCAGCGGTCTACCTTCTCGGAGCCAATTGGGATAACTTGCTGACCATCGCACATATAAAAGCCATCGTCCGACAAGAAGAACGACATACCTTGAGTTTGTGCAATCGAGCCAGCGGCAATACAGCCCTTACCACGCGAGATGTTGTCAAACTGGAAGATGAAAGGCGTACCGACATAACTCATCCGAGAGATGCCACGCTCCAAAAACACCAGACCAAACTCGCCACCGCGAATACCAATGATTTGACCACCATCAGGAATGTCTTGGTAATCAGCTTGCGTCACTTGGCTAGAACCCCACGCAGTTTCGTCATTGATACCAGACCAACGAACACGGGCAGGGTAAACAGTGCTTGACTCAGTTGTAAAAGCAGTGACCACAAAGTCACGCACAACAGTCAAATACTTGCAAACAGGCGCAGAAGCGGCAAGGTCAGCAAAAGCCGTAGATGTTCCCAATGTGTAGGCTTGCATTGGGTCATTGTTGTTTGTGCCAATAATGACTTTTCCGAATTGAGTAAAACGGAAGCGGTCAGCGTCTGCGTTAGGTGTGTAACCACCAGACTTTGACACGTTAGTCAGCGCACCAACACCAGAAACATCGTAAATCTTGGTTGAGCCAGCGGCAAACAGTTTGGTTGTGTTGGCGGGTGTTTTACCAGCAACAAGCGTTGTCAGGTCTTCAGACGCTGCGGCAGAGAAAGTTGCGGCAGTAGGCAAAGGCCCATAACCAATAGCCTGAGAAACAACGTTCTTGGCATCAGTCAATGCGCCAGAAATCCCCGGCTGGTCGGGCATCCATTCGCCAAATGTTAGTTTTGTAGTTGCCATGAATTATTCCCGTTTGATGCCTGTGTCCAAGTATTGCTAGACACTAAAATATCAGACCAAGTGTTTTCAGATACGCTGATCTCAGACCATGTGTTTTGGTTGCTAGAAGTCACAGTCCAAGTGTTCTCAGATTCTGCGTCATCAGCCCAATTGTGTCCATTTGTTGCTGAAATAGAGATTGACGCATCACAAGACACTGACGCAAAACCAGCATAAATTGCGCTTGCTGTTGCAAAGACTTGAGCATCACACTCAACACTAGCCGCGCCATCAGCAACGACACCACCCAAGGCAGTTACTGTTGCCTCACAAGATACTGCGGCATCAGCGGTACGCACACGAATCGCGTCAGCAGTAACTGTTGCATCAGCCGTAACACTTGCGGTAGCGTTTGCAACAATCCCGCCAAGAGCCGTAACAGTCGCATTGGCAGTAATAGCCGCATTACCAAACTGAACTCTTGTTCCACTAGCCGTAACAGTAGCGGCGCAATCTACAGCGCCAGCACCACTGCGAACACGGGTCGCTTCAGCAGTAACTGTTGCGTTTGCCGTTACAGCCGCATTTCCATATTGAACACGGGTAGCGTCAGCAGTGACCGTTGCAACAGCGTTGACACTAGCGTCAGCAAGCCTAACTCTTATGCCATCAGCAGAAACACTTGCAGATGCCGTAACACTTGCAGATGCAAACTGAACACGAACGGCTTGGGCATCTACAGTTGCTGTCGCATTGACAGAACCATAAGCATCCCACAGCGTTACTGAAGTCTCGTAGAGTTCGCTATCCAGCGTGAGCGTCAGATCGTCAAGACTAGCCTTTAGCTGGTCAAGACTGTCTATCGTCCACGGTGGGAGCAAATCAGCCATATCAAGCCAAAGTGACGCTCAGTGAACCAATGGCGACACGGAAAACGTCACCAGTTGCAATTGCTTTAGATGCGTCCAAGCCAGTGTGATACAGCAAGTTGCCAGCGGTAGATGCGTCACGGATGCCGATATAAGCAACAGTGCCCCAAGAGCCAGTGGCTTGAGGGAATTCAATCGCGGCAGTGTTGGTAGACACACCGTTAGATGGCGAACCAAATGTAATGGATTGACGCTCGTATGCGTTACCACTTACTTCAGTGCCAGTATCAGCATCAGTAGGGTCACTCGTGTATAGAGCCAGATACACAGTCGCTGGAGATGTGTAGGAAGTGTTGCGGAGAGTTGCATTTATAAGTGCGTTCTCCAAGTAGTTAGACATTTCAGCCATGATTTACCTCACAGAGTTGATTTCATTGCAAGCGGTACGCCTGAATACTGACCTTGCTCGTCAGAGCGTGTAATTGACGCAAGCGCACGATCAAACATAGTTCCCCATGTATTGATTCGGGCATCGTTCATCAAATAAGGCTCGGCTTCAAGCAAAGAGCCATAAAGCAAAACATCAGGCGTATTCGCCAAGAAAACATTGCTTGTGTTTGTGTCGCTCAAGAAAGGAGGAGCCGCAAAGTAAAGCATCTTTACTGTATATACAGCGTCAGGAATCGGAGCAAGTTGGAAGTCATTAGCCAAGACTGTGTAGTCCAGTGGCTTGCCTGATTCCCATGTGCGGGTGTTACGGCTGAACGCAGAAGGGCTTGCGTAGTTCAGCGGTTGTGGAGGGCTTCCGTTGATAACCAAGTCACGCACTTCAAGAAAGTCGCTTGGAAGTTCTACAGTGCTGTCAGCCGCAACAGTAGAAGTTGTGACAGATTTGAGCATCTGACGAATACGCAGATCACGGCGCAAACGAGTCTCTGCCAAACGAATGAAGTCTGGAATCTGTGTGGTCAGGTCTGAACGGGCCAGATAACCAGCGATGGTCGTCTG